ACGGCACCAATAACGAAACAATTATTAACGGTGATACTGTTACTTTTTCAGGTGATACATATATTACAACAACATATACTGCTGGTAATAATACTCTATCTATAGACCACGATGATACGTCTAGAACAGATACGACTTCTACTGATAACCCTGGTAATAGCGGTACATTTCAAGCTGTAACCAGTGTAAGTACAAATGGAACTGGACACGTAACAGGTATTGATGTATCCACGGTAACTCTGCCTTCTGCTTATAGCTGGGCTATAACAGCAGACACCGGCCTTACTTCAACAGTAATTAATGGAAATACTGTAGATATAGCGGGTGGGACTAATATAAACACTGAAGGAAAAGCCACTGATACTGTAGAAATAAACTTAGATGATAGTATTACACTAGCTGGTACACTAACTGTTGATGGTACTACTCAGTCAAGCTTTGCTGGTCAAGTTACAATACCACAAGTGCCTTCTGCGAATACTGATGCTGCTTCTAAACATTATGTTGATCAAGCAGTAACAGGAGCACTTAGTTATCAAGGAGGATATGACCCATCAACTAATACACCTGACTTAACATCTTCACCAAACAGTATTTTAAAAGGGTGGACTTATACAGTAACAGCTGAGGACTCCTTCTTTGGCGAACAAGTAAGAGTTGGGGATGTTCTTATAGCAGAAATTGATAATCCTACAAATTTAACTAATTGGACTACTGTTCAGAATAATATTGATTTAGCTGATTCAAGCACCGTTGGTATTGGTAATGTTGCAGCTGGAACTAATATTGGCGTTAGCTATTCAAATGGCACTGCAACAATTTCGAACGGTATTACGAATAACAATCAGCTAGCTAATGGCGCTGGATATTTAACTTCAGCATCATTACCAATTGTTAATAATGGCGTGCTGACCTTAGGCACTAGCACTGGGCTAGATGGTGCCGCTTCGTTCACGGCTAACCAATCAGGAAACTCTACATTTACGGTTTCATTAGACTTATCCGAGTTAACGGATATGACGACTGGCGTAAACGGCGCTAACGATGAATTGATTTTGTTAGATAGCGGTGCTGAAAGAAGAAAAACAATAAACGAGATATCTTTAAGTCAATTTGATAATGATCTAAACTGGACTTCAAACTCAGGAGACATTACTAGCGTAATAGCCGGCAACGCTTTAACTGGAGGAGGTACGTTTGGGAATGTTACTCTAAATTTATCTACTGAAGGACCCGGTGCTGGTACATATGGCTCAACATCATCCGGCACTAAAATTAATAATATAACAATTGATGCTTACGGACGAATTCAAGGCATAACAACTGGTACAACTGGTTCTGGCTCAATGAGTAGTTGGACTATTCAAGAAGGGAACGGAACTGAAAGTACATCAGTTACTAATGGAGAAACCTTAACAATAGCACAAGGAACTGGCATTCAGTCAGAGATGACATCAACGTCAAGCGGTGGTACAATTACAATTACAAATACAGCGCCAGATACAGGAACACCGGCTATCTTATCTAATGGGGCAACACCTAGTTTAAATTCTGGAATTACCGGGGCTGAGGTGCGTAGTTTAATAGGTGCAGGCACAGGATCTGGAGATATAACAGGCGTAACTGCTGGAAGTTATATGACCGGTGGGGGCACAAGTGGAACTGTTACTTTAAGCGCGAATGCATCTTCTAGCGCAACAGGCAGCACTTTAGCTGCTAGAGACCAATTTGCAGATATTAATGTAAGATTACTTAGAGCTAATTATGCAAACCAAAGCACTATATCTGGGGCAATAGCTTTTAGAGTTAACAATAGTTCTGACAATTATACTAGATACTGTAGTGACCCAGCTGCTATAAGGGCATTTATAGGCGCGGGTACATCATCGTTTAGCGGTTCATACAATGATTTAAGTAACAAGCCAACTATACCTACAAACAATAACCAATTAACAAATGGTGCTGGTTACATCACGTCTAGTGGAGTAGCTGCTAAAATTAAAGCAGGAGGGAATGGGCCTAGCACTGAAAACTTAAACACTGTAGCCAATAGTGTTTCGGTGGGTCAATTAGAGTATAGAGGTTTTAATTCATCTTCTTCAAATGCACCTGCTGTGGTTGACAATGCAAACGGCGTTATAACAGTGGGTCAACATAGCGGTAACTATAATGCTCAAGTAGCTTTTTCCTCTAATGGCAATATTTACTGGAGAGACAATCCAGGCACTTCATTTGGCAGTTGGAGAAAAATGTGGGACGAAGGTAACGATGGCTCTGGTTCAGGGTTAGATGCTGATTTGCTAGATGGTTTTCAAACCACTGCGGGTGGTAACAGATGGGGCGTTGTGCCAACTGTTGGCAGTGATGGCGTTTTAGAAGTTGGTAGAATTATTGATTTTCACGAATCCGATGCTTCTACAGGGGATTATAATTTTAGAATAACGTCTTCAGGCGGAAGATTATATTTATCAGGAGATATTGAAGTAGACGGTGGTGATATATATATAAACGATACCAACACAAGAATAACAGAAGGAAGCAACAATTCTCTTAGAGTACAAACAAATAATGGATATGTTGATGTAGGCCCTCAGGATGCTAATCATTGCCATCTTACAACAGACAGATTAAGTGGCTTTGTGTTTAATAAAGCAATTCGAGTAGGTCAAGGCTCTCTTAAATCTGACGATCAAGATTTAGTGCTTTCTAGAAATGGTTCAACAACGGCTAGAGTTGTAATTAGCAACGGTGAAACCCGAACCGATCAAAATTTTCGAATCAACGCTCCCTCTAGCGAAGCTGTTTTAACTTTAGAGGACGGAAACAGTTCGGGTTATATTAGCAGTAAAATTAATTTTGCGACCAATAGCCAAGGGGTTCGTGCTACAATACAATATCTTTCAAATCCTGGCGCTTCAGAAATGAAGTTTTTTGTAGAAGGCAGCAGCTCAAATGCTCTACGGATAAAAACTTCAGACTCATATTTTAATAATAGAGTCCATGCTGCCCAGTTTGTTGGTCAAACTTATGTAATAACGGGAAGTGTTGATCATACTTATCAAAATAGTTACGCGTACTGGTATTATAATTGGCATGACACTACAAGCTTTAGTAGCAGTAGGAATGCTGAAAATAGCTTTGTTGCGCCATTTGACGGGTATATTGGAAAATTTTATCACAGAGGCGTTGGTACAGACAATTCTAATGCAACCTCAATGAGTGTGTATGCATATATAAATGGTACTGGCAATGCAATGGGAAGCGGAACCCTTTCTGGCTCAGGCAGTAATAAAATATTTAAATGGACAAACACCAACCCAAATTCTTTAGCTTTTAATGAAGGGGATAGAATAGAAATGACATGGAATATTAATAGTCTTTTTCACGAATCTTGTTATGCTGTAGAACTTGTTAGAAAAACTACTTAAAATGAATTATACTTGGAATTGTAGAAGGGTTGAGCTTATGCCAACCGACGGAACAAATGAAAAAATTGTTGCTAAAGTAAATTGGAAACTTTCTGGAGAAACAGAAAACCACGGGCAAACGGAAACTGGCAAGGTTGTTTTAGACACAAGCAATATAGAGTCTTTTATAGAGTTTTCTGATTTAACTCATGAAAATATTATTGACTGGGTGCAGGAAACATTAGGTGAAGACGAGGTAAATACTATTAAAAGTAATTTAGCTACAAAAGTAAATGCAATGGCAGCAGAGTATATTGATGCTGTTGTTGAAGACTCACCACCACCACCAGCAGAGGAGGAAGAAGAGTAAAAATTAGTAAAAACCAGTAATATATAACATATACCCTACTCGGGATAGAGTAAACCAATAATTAATTAAAACCAAAACCTATGACGCTGTATTATAGAACCTATTCTTGGGGAACATCATCTCCAAAAATAACCGAAGAAGAAGTCCAGTTTTTAAATCATTTAGTTGATAAAAAGAATTGGCGAATTGTACAACTACCAAATGGATATTTTCAAACCGAATACCTTAATCCAAATAAAGATAACGATTGGGTCGACGTAACACGAAGAGAAACTATTAGTGGTGCAGAAGCAGCTATTGACGCTTCAGTAGAGCACTATACAAAAAGACTCGATTTCGCAAAAGGACCTGTAGTTGTAAAAACTTTCGAATAAGACATTTGTCTAATCTAATTTAATATAATTTAATATGTCTGACGCAATAGTTAAGAACTTAAACTTTGGAAGCGATGCTCGCTCTAAGGTTTACGAAGGTATTGAAAAGCTAACAAAAGCCGTTAGTTCCACATTAGGAGCTAGCGGTCTTAGCGTAATACTTGAGAACGATAAAGGTAGACCGGTAATCACAAAAGACGGTGTAACAGTGGCAAACAATATATTTTTGCGTGACCCTGTTGAAAATATGGGCGCAACGCTTTTAAAAGATGCTGCTCGAAAAACCGTACAAGAAGCCGGCGACGGAACAACAACCGCAACTGTACTTGCACATGCAATTCTTAAAAATGCATACAAAGCATTAGAGCAAGATAGCTCAAGAACACTAAAAGAAGGAATTGCGAGTGGTGTTGAAAAAGTAATTGCATACTTAGAAAAGATTGCAATACCAGTTGACGGTGATATGATTGACCAAGTAGCAACTATATCTGCAAACAATGATAAAGAACTTGGTAAGCTTATAAGTGATGCTTTTAAGTATGTAGGGAATACAGGTGTGGTTATCATGCAAACTACAGATGAACCTGAAACAACAATAGAAGTTGTAGATGGCGTGCAATATGACCAGCCTCTTAAATCTAATCACTTTATAACAAACGAAAATATAAATGCTGCAGAGCTTGACAATCCTTATATATTAATATCGGAATCACCAATTCCAAATATACGGAGGATTCAATCAGTGCTTGAGCATGTTATAAAAAAGAATAAATCATTATTAGTAATTGCAGACGTTGAGCCTCAAGTGCTGAATACTCTTGCGATGAATAAAATGAAGGGCAACATAAAGGTCAACGTAATTGATTTACCAACTTACGGTATAACGCGTAAGGAAGTCATGCAGGACCTTTGTATGCTTACAGGGGCTAAGATTATTAATGAAGACCTTGGAGACGATATGGACCTCGTGGATATCGAAATGCTGGGTACCTGTGTTAAAGCAGTCACTAATACAGAAGAAACTGTTTTGCAAATTAAAAGCAAGTCAGAAGAGGTTGAAGAAAAAATTAAAGCAATACAAGAAGATCTTGAAAAGCCAATGATGCCAGCTGCAAAAGTTAGGTATGAAAAAAGGCTAGCGAGACTATCTGCAAAAGTTGCCGTTGTAAAAGTCGGCGCTAATTCGGAAGTTGAGTTAAAAGAAAAGCGTGATAGAGTTGAAGACGCTATATGTGCTACAAAAGCCGCGATTAAAGAAGGTATAGTACCAGGTGGTGGAATAGCCCTTTTAAATGCTGCACAGAAAATAAAAGCTGTCAGTAAAGGCGAAGAACTATTTTATAAATCAATTAAGGCGCCTTTCTATACGATACTTAGCAATGCAGGTATTGAAGAATTTGAAGAGCCTACTATTAAAGGCAGAGGGTTAAATGTTGTTACAGGGGGTATGGTGAATATGATTAAATCTGGAATTATCGACCCGCTACTTGTTACTAAAAGCGCTCTTCGGAACGCGGCTTCAGTAGCCACAACAATCATATCAACCGATTGTGTAATTAATAACGTTAGAGTAGAACAGTTATGAAAGCAATCGGGTATTACTTAATAGTAGAAAAAGAAAAACAAGGTTCACAAAAAACAGAAGGCGGTCTGCTAATTGCAGAAAATGCCCGTGAAGATATAAGATACGCAAAAGCAAGCGTAATATCAGCGGGCGCCGATATAGTTGGAATAAAGGCTGGCGATGCTATTTATTATGATAGGCACGCCGGCCATTCCATTGAACTTGAAAATAAAGTGTACAATGTAATTAAAGCGCAGGATGTAGTCGTTATATTATGAAAACAATAAGGGCTTCAGATTTGCGTGACTCAAGCGTATTAAAGCACTACCGTATAGTTAGAAGATGGGCATGCAGAAATTACGGTATAAAAGATGCAGATCTGGAGCTTCTTTTATTTTTAGACTGTCAAGGCTTTTTTAGCAAAAAAGATTTTAAACTTAATACATATGCATACAGCTGGGATAATAATAGGTTCTCACGACTTCTAAAAGAAGGCTGGATAGTATTATGGCGAAGAGGTAACAAATCAGACAGCAAAGGCAGTCTATATAAAGTATCTTTAAAAGCAACACAGCTATTAGCTCGTGTTTATAGAATACTTACAGGTGAAGAAGATATTCCAAGCAGCGCAACACAAAGTGTAATTAAAAGTAAAGCGTATACAGACAGGATGCTTCAGGTTGCAATCAAAAGAATAAATAACGATAAAGAAAGATAGCTATGGCTTATACAAAAAATCCAATAATGCGTTTGGGTAATCCTCAAATAGATCCTATGACAGGGCAGCCAATGCAAACAACAATGGTGCCTCCTCAAATGGCGCCAATGGGTGGAGGGTTTACACCTCAAGTTCAGCAAAATATACAAGGTATGGCAGGGTCACCTGAAATGCGTCAATATGCAGCAGGCGGTATGAATGCACCTTTGTTTATGAAAGATCAAACAGGCGATGGCAAAATTACACAAGCTGACGTTATAAAAGCTAGAACAGAAGGTTATAAAGAATAAATAAATAATTATGAAAAAACAACCATTAAAAGGCGGAATAGTAGGAGAGTCTCACGTATGGGACGGACCTATCGATACATCAGGTTTCCCTATGGGAAAAGGTAGTAGTTCAGGCGCAAACGGTATGCAAATTAAAAAATACCCTTGCAAGTCTTATGACTTAAACCCACCTATTACACAACGAGCAAAACAATAATTATGTACGTTCAGCATAACTCACCATTCGCTAAAAAAGGCGACGCTCCATCTAGGAAGAAATCTAAAGGCTATTACGCTGAAGTGAAAAAAAATGGTGGTACTGGTTCAGATGCCGGTGGTGGTATGACAGAAAAAGGCGTAAAGAAATATCGTAAAGATAATCCGGGAAGCAAACTATCAACTGCTGTAACAAAGGATCCATCAAAGCTTAAAAAAGGAAGTAAAGCGTGGAAACGCAGAAAATCATTTTGTGCACGATCTAAAGGCTGGACCTCAGAAAGAGGCAGAGCCGCACGAAGAAAATGGAATTGCTAATATGAAATATAAACCGTTTACATCAAAACACTGTACGCCTTCAAGGTTTACAAGTCCACTAAATAAAGCTGGAATCCCAACATCCGAAGGGGAAATGGAATCGGAAGGCAAATTAAAATCAAGTGCAGAATTTTTAGCATCGCGAGGAATTACTGAAAAAGATCTTAGGCTTGGCGGCTCGTTACCTGTCGGTGGAGCAGGAGCAAAAAATGTTGTTAAAGGCTTAGTTAAATTGGGAGCTAAAGCAATTAAAAAGTATAGAGAATCTAAATGAAAGATAGAGGTCTTGGTGATACTATAGCGCGTGCTACTAAAGCCACAGGCATAGATAAGTTTGCAGAGCAAGTCGCTAACGGTTTAAATATACCAGGTGGTTGCGGTTGTAAAGAGCGTCAAGCATATCTTAATAAAGTTGTACCATACGATAAAAAATAAATTATGGCTTTTAAAATGAAATCTGCTCCATTTAAAATGGATGAAACTCCGGTGTACTATGTAGACATGGAAGAGGGGGTTTTAGGCAAAGCTAATAATAACGGTACAATAATAGTAGATGAAAATTTATCACCGCTAGAAGCGAAAGAGGTTGTTAAACATGAGCGTGTTCATATAGATCAAATGCGCAGGGGTGATCTTGATTACGATGATAAAAATGTATATTGGAAAGGCCGTATAATTCCTAGATCTAGTATTAAAGAAGGCGATAAGAATTTACCTTGGGAAAAAGAAGCTTATAATAAATGTAAATGAAAACTTCTAAAAAAGGATATTTAAAAAATAGCCCTGATGTTAACAAGCCTTGCAATGTTATAGAAGGCAATAAAATAACAATGAAAGGAGTTGAATTCAAAGTGTTGGGTATTGACAATAATGGCTCAGCTAAAATAATGTACCCTGGTTATGATTATACATTTCCAGGCGCTAAGTATGTAACGGAATATCCGTTAAATAAAAAATAAAATAAGTATGTAATAATATTAGTATAATTTAAATCTAATATTATGAAAAACTTATTTTTAACACTATTATTTAATTTAATATCAATTGTATCTTTTAGTCAAGACAATTTTAAGGGCTTGTGGGAGTGTAAAGTATCTGAATATATAACTATGATATACACAGGAGAATACGGAATATCACAGGTTATGAACTACAACCCATTTAATGATAGCTATGTAGAAGAAAAAATAATAAAGAAAAATAAAAATACTTTTATAACAACTATATTTAATCCTGAAAACGGGTATTTTGTTAAAATAAAATATAAACTAAAAGACAAAAATAATTTAATTTGTAAATACAGTGGAGATTATAATGAAACACTGCATCTCACTAGATACAAATTTGATTTTCTAAATAATAAATTAAAAAAATAAAAATGGCTTATAAACAATCGCCCGTAAAGGTAATGAAAGGGCAAATGACAAATAAAGCAGCTGGACTTGCTCACGGTGATTCTATGGCTATGCAATTAAAAGACCCTAAAACTGGTAAACGCAAAATACAACCATTTGTAGATCCAGGGCCAGATCCATCTCAAGGTTTTACTGATGATTCTCGGCCTTATGACCTTACTAGTGAGGGCGGTGGAAAAGGTCAATATGACGAAGAAGCTCCGTCTAAAACGTTTTTTGGCGCTCAAAAACAAGTTTTAAACGCTTTGGATTTAGCCAAAAGACAACTTGGTGGTGAAGAAGCTATGAACAAAATGCTAAAAGGAGGTTATTCAGAAAGATCACTAACTGGTCCTCAAGCAGCTCAAATTATAACTGGGTATTCATCTGGCGATAAAGGAAAAGAGACAGTTGGTGGGCGAGGTCAAGTACGTTTTAACAAAGAAGCTGTTCAAAGAAAACTAAACGAACTTAATTCATTAGCTATAACAGATCCTGTAGGGACGAAAAGCTATATAAGCAACAGAATATCAGGCGCACCTTTGGGTGACGGTGCAAAAAAATTCGAAAGAGACATAGACCCATTGAAAAGAAATAATTAAAATGAAAAAACTTTTAAGTCTTTTATCAGGCGGTATAATTAAAGACGTAGGTAATGTAATCGACAAGCTCACAACTACAGATGAGGAAAGATTAGCTGCTAAGCAAAAGATTCAAGAGTTATTGGAAAAAGCAGATCAAGACGCACAGACACAGGTGACTGAAAGATGGAAAATGGATATGCAATCAGATTCATTTTTATCTAAAAACATTCGGCCACTTGTGCTGGTGTATCTTACATCTATATTTACTATTCTAGCATTTGCCGATGGCAATGTAGGCGGCTTTGAAGTTGCGCAAGAATATATTCCAATATTTCAATCATTATTAATAACAGTATACGGTGCGTATTTTGTTGGGCGCACGTGGGAAAAATCAAAGAAATCCAACAATAACAATTAAATTAAATCAAATGTCAAAAATTACAGATGAGCAGTTAGAAAAGTTACATAAGCAACAAAATGCATTAAATTCATTACTAAACAAGATTGGTATCGTAGAGTCTCAGAAACACGCACTGCTTCACGAAATTGGAGGTGTAAATCAAGAGATTGAAGAGTTCAAAGCTGAGCTTGAAAAAGAATATGGTTCTGTTAACATTAATTTACAAACAGGCGAATATTCTAAAATAGAGGAAAATGAAGCTGATAAGGAAGATTAGTATTGGGTCAGACTATAAGAATGACGCAATGCATTATTCAGTAGGTCAGCAAGTGTATGGTGGACATGAAATATCTGCCATACTATTTGAGGGCGAGGATGCTTCGTACAATATCTATATTAAGAAAAACTCAGAAGTTTTGCCATGGAAGAAATTCAACTCTAACATGGCAATTTCTGTTGAGTACGATCTTGAATACTAATGAAATCATTATACCAATTTATAGTTAAACCCAAAGGCGAAAGATACAATAATACTAAAAAGGTAGGTGACACTAGCCTGCTACTAAATACAAGTATAGAAAGCTTTCGTCACATAAACAAAGAAGCTATAGTAGTTTCTACTCCAGCAGCGTTTAATACCAATATAAATATAGGTGATACCGTTTTAATACATCACAATATATTTAGAAGATGGTATGACATGAAAGGAGCCGAAAAGAATGGAAGTATGTACTTTAAAGATAATATGTATTTCGTCAACGTAGACCAAGTTTATGGGTATAAAAAAAATAACAATTGGGTTATGATTAATAATAGATGCTTTATAAAGCCTATTAAAGAAACAAGCTCATATTCAAACGAAAAAGAGCAAAAGCATATTGGTATACTAAAGTATAGTAATAACGTGCTAGAAGCACTTCAAATTAACCCAGGCGACTTGGTTGGCTTTACGCCTAGTAGCGAATGGGAATTTATTATAGACGATGAGCGTCTTTATTGTATGAAATCAAATGATATAGCTATTAAGTATGAACGTAAAGGACACGAAGAAGAATATAATCCGAGCTGGGCAAAAAGCAGTTAATGAATTAATTCGCGTTGCCGAAGAACAGATTATAACAGACACTGAAGACGACCTTTCAGCTGACAGACTTAAGAATGCCGCAGCTACTAAAAAGTTAGCAATCTTTGATGCGTTTGAAATATTAGCACGCATAGACGAAGAAAGATCATTATTAGAAGGTGAAAATCAAGCGGCTAAAGCTAAATCATTTAAAGGCTTTGCAGAAGGTAGATCAAAATGAATTATGCACAGACGCTGTTTGAAGTTCTGCCCGATTATATAAGCAAGAAAGTTCTTGATAAAAAGAATAGGTATAAGCAATGGAAATACGGCTATGACAAAGAAAATGATGTTGTAGTTATAAGTAAGACCGGTGAGATTGGAGATGTGTATAGCATACAAAATCTTAAAATAGCTTTGCCTAAAATATATGATCCACATAAATTTAAAAAAAATACGTGGAATCAAATAGATTATCCCAAAGAACTTGAAAAAATAAAAAGTGTATTTGAGTGGAACCAAATGCCTGAATACTTTAAAGAAAAATATTATGACTATATTGACGAAGAGTTTAAACGCCGTGACCAGGGGTTTTCATTCGTTAACAAAGGCAACTCTACTTATATTACTGGCACTCATTACATGTACTTGCAGTGGAGTAAAATTGATGTTGGCGCAGCCGATTTCAGAGAGTCAAATAGGCTTTTCTTTATATTCTGGGAAGCGTGCAAAGCTGACCCACGTTGCTACGGAATGTGCTATCTTAAGAACAGACGATCTGGATTTTCATTCATGGCATCGGGAGAAACTGTTAACATGGCTACAATATCATCCGACTCACGGTTCGGTATATTGTCCAAGTCCGGGGCTGACGCTAAAAAAATGTTCACCGATAAGGTTGTACCGATATCCGTCAACTACCCGTTCTTTTTCAAACCCATACAAGACGGTATGGACCGCCCAAAAACAGAGCTTGCCTACAGAGTACCAGCGTCGAAGCTTACCAGAAGAAAACTTGATCAAGGTGAAAAGCCGGGGGAACTCGAAGGGCTCGATACAACAATCGACTGGAAGAACACGGGGGACAACTCGTATGACGGTGAAAAGCTCAAACTCCTCGTACACGACGAATCGGGCAAATGGGAGAGGCCGGACAACATTTTAAATAACTGGCGAGTTACAAAAACAACACTTAGATTAGGGTCTAGAATTGTAGGTAAGTGTATGATGGGCTCGACTTCAAACGCATTAGACAAAGGTGGAGCAAATTTCAAAAAGTTATACGAGAATTCAAACGTTACTAAACGAAACCGCAATGGACAGACTAGCTCGGGATTATATTCTTTGTTTATACCTATGGAGTGGAACTACGAAGGATTCATTGATACTTATGGAAACCCTGTCTTCGATACACCAGAAGAACCAGTTGAAGGACCATATGGAGAGCTTATTGACCAGGGGGTAATTGAGCATTGGCAAAATGAAGTTGATGGTCTTAAAAATGACCAGGACGGCTTAAACGAATATTACAGGCAATTTCCAAGAACAGAGCAGCACGCTTTTAGAGATGAAGCAAAAGAATCTTTATTCAATCTAACTAAGATCTACGAACAGATAGATTATAACGAGGAGGTTCAAAATGGAATGCAGGTTACACAAGGTAATTTCCAATGGGAAGGCGGAGAACAAGATAGCAATGTAATATTTGCGCCAAATACTAATGGAAGATTTAAAGTATCTTGGGTGCCTCCTAAAAAATTACAAAACTGTGTAATAGTAAAGAATGGTGTGAAATACCCAGGTAATGAGCACATTGGCGCTTTCGGTTGTGACTCATATGATATATCAGGAACAGTTGACAAAAGAGGATCAAAGGGTTCTTTGCATGGTTTAACAAAATTCAGCATGGAAGATGCACCACCTAATATGTTTTTTTTAGAATATATTGCACGGCCTCAAACAGCTGAAATATTTTTTGAAGATGTACTTATGGCGTTAGCGTTTTATGGAATGCCGCTATTATGCGAAAATAATAAACCTCGACTATTATATTATTTAAAAAGAAGAGGTTATAGAGGGTTCTCAATGAACCGACCAGATAAGCTTTGGAATAAGCTTTCTGTTACAGAAAAAGATATAGGCGGTATACCAAACTCGTCTGAAGACATTAAGCAAGCGCACGCTGCAGCAATAGAAAGTTATATAGAAAATTATGTTGGCCAAGTTACCGAAGGTGTATATGGTGATACCTATTTTCAAAAAACACTAGAAGACTGGGCTGGATTTAATATAAACAATAGAACAAAATTTGATGCAACAATTAGTTCTGGGTTAGCTATTATGGCTTGCAATAAAAACAGGTATAGACCATCTGCTGAAAAAGCAATTAAGTCTGTGCCACTAAGTTTTAAAAAATATAACAATAAAGGATATAGTTCAAAAATAATATAATAAATGGTTAATACTAATTACAACAGCTCGTTTCCCGATCAGGTGGTACCTAGTGAGGAAAAGCAGTCATTGGATTATGGTTTGCAGGTAGCGAGAGCTATTGAAAACGAGTGGTTTAGAAATAACCGTGGCGGAGATCGCTTCACTTCTAATTTTCAGGAGTACCATAGGAGAAGATTATACGCTAGAGGTGAGCAGTCTATTCAAAAGTATAAAGATGAATTATCTATTAATGGTGATTTATCTTATTTAAATTTAGATTGGAAGCCTATACCTATTATTCCTAAATTTGTAGATATTGTTGTTAATGGAATGTCGCAGCGAAATTATGAAATAAAAGCAAGCGCTCAAGATCCTGTTGCTCAAAAGAAAAAAACTGATTACGCTAGAGGCATAATGTTGGATATGAAAAAATATCAACAGCTTATGGCATTAACGGAGCAAACAGGTAGAAATTTCTTTTCTACAGACGATCCACAATCATTACCGAAAAACAAAGAAGAGTTTGAGCTACATATGCAGATGGATTATAAGGAGTCTGTTGAATTAGCAACCGAGCAACTTATAAATAACTGTTTAGATAAAAATAAATACGACGAAATTCGTAAAAGAATTATACAAGACATGGTCATATG